TTTAATTCTTTCTTAGGTTTATCTTTACTAAGTACTTCTCTATATATATTCTCTGTGTTAGAGGACACTGCTGAGTGTCCATTGATTGCCTCAGAGGACACTGTGGAGTGTCCTGAGTTCTCTTGGTTATTCACAGCTTGTCCACTGCTCTTGGAGCGTTTGGCAGCTGCCTTGTTGATGTCCTCTTTCATCTTTTTGACCGTCCTGGTCTGTCCTGATGCGGGCATGGTTTTCTCCTTTTGTTTGCTTGGTTGTTTGAGCGCTTGGCTGATGAGCTTTGCGATCCTTGCTTGACCTGCTCGGTCAATCTCTTGGGCCTGCATGGCTTCTTGCTCAATGAGCCATGGTGGGCGTGTGTCTTCCTTGTTGCTGGTCATGGTGATGGCGTCCTGTGCTGTGATGCTCTCGTTAAAGATGACGCGCAGCGTGTTGGTTCTCTGGGCTGAGTAGCCCTTCCTGACGATCTCGACGTACCCGGCAGCTCTCAGCTTAGCCAGCTGGTTGGTGACTGCCTGGCGGGTGGTCTTCAGCTCGGCAGCGATACGGTTCTGGCTGACCCAGGTGATGCCTGCTCGGTTGCAGTACGCACACAGAGCGGCCAAGACCTGGAGCGCTCCTGGTGTCAGGCGCTCATCGAAGACGGCCTTGAACGGCAGCACCACCACCTTGCGCTGATCGGGCAGGGGTTCCTGCTCTTTGATGCGCGGCTTCTTGGGCAGCTCAAAGCCGATGGGTTCAATCATTGCGTTCATTCTGGCGAACCCAATGCATGTACGTCCTCACCAGCTGCTCTGAGCCAGGCCCGTAGGTCTTCTCGACTGCAGCCAAGTGCCGGTCGACGTTGGGCTTGTCTTTGGTCAGCTCCCAAGTCGTCAGCAGCTCTCTGGCCACTGCCATCAGCAGCACCGTCCTGTCTGGCTCCAGCGGGCCTTTGTGGCGGTAGTAGTGGGGTTTCCATGGCCGCTTCACTTCTTGGCCTTGGCTTTGGCATAGCAGGCAGCGCAGACCCAGCGACGCATGCCCAGCACGCGCATGAGCTTGCCGCCGGTCTGTGGATTGACCTGGTTGCAAAGTGGGCATTGCCTTGTCATGCTGCAGCCTCCACGATTGGCCTGGCACGACGGTGCTTGATGGCCTCATACACAAACTTGATAGCCGACTCCAGCTCAGCCACTGTGCAGGCATCGAGCTGGGCATCGTGCACTTCCATGCCAGTGTTGATCGCCTGCAGCTCTGGCCCTGTAAACAGAAAACGACCTCTGGCCACACCACGCTTGGCCATGGTGTAGATGGCATCCTGGGCTGCCTTGACCTCGGCTGCGTACTGCTTGCCAAGATCCTGGTTGACAATGTGCAACGCCTCAGCCATGTTCATGGCCGCAATCAGCACGTCAACTTGCTGCTTGTCACCGTCGCCCTGCGTCACGTCTAAGAGCGCCTGGTGGTTCTTAATCTTCAACCCAATGGCCTCGCTGTGTGAGCTCATGGGCTTGAACCCGTTGATCACCCATGCCACTGGATCGGGCAGCAATGGGCGCGGTCTGTACTTGCTGCGCTTTCTCATCGCTTGCCCTTCATCTTGTCAACCCAGCAGACAGCGCAGTACCAACGCTGCGGACTGGTCTGCACTCCGCCCTCTGGTGGGCGCTTCTCTTCACAGCGGTGGCACAGCTTAAACGGCTGGCCGTTGACTCGGCTGCCGGTCAGGCTAACCTGGTGTTTTGCAAAACTCACTTCAATACCTCATGAACGTAAACCTCAATGCGAGGTTCAAAAGAATAGCTTTTTTCAATGACAAGCCTGATCACTTGCTTGTCGTCCTCATAAACCACGCCATTGAGCGCGTCCAGGACGGCCTTGGCCACGTTGTCCAGGTCTGGCTTGCCTGGTATCAGATCACCACTGAGCGCCAGCTGCTGCTTGCGCTTTGACCATGACACCGGGATGTTGTACAGCGCCACAATGCGCATGCTGATCGGGGTGTAGAGCATTTCAGCCAGGTTGCCCATGGCATACGTTGCCTGCTTGGCAATAAGCTGCTCATACGACAGCGTCTTGGCGTCGGTGTACATGCGCACAAACCCACCACGGCTGCTTGCTCTTGGCCTGCCCTTGCCTACCGGCTGACCAGGCACAACAAAGAAGATGGCCGCGCTCATAGCAGGCCAGCCTGGCGCATGTCCTGGACGAATGCCTGGACGTCAGGGCATGGGATGTCGCGCCAGCAGGCAGCATCACCCGTCATGAATAGCGCCTCTGTCAGCACGTCCTCGGGGATCGGCTGGCCATCCTTGGCCATGTCTAAGATCTTGGTGGCTTCCTGGTGGTTCATTGCTTGACTCCAGATAAGAACCGATCAAGGCGCGGTGTCAGCTGGCCATAGCGGGGCTGCAGCTGGTCACGCACGCACTGGTCGATCAATGATGAAATGCTGCGCCGTTGATCCTCAGCTGCCTTGTCAAGCAGCATGCGGGTCTCAGGTCGCAACCTGGTGAGAAAGGGTTTTAATGTGTTTTCCATGTGTAAAAGTATATCTCCACGCTATCACCTTGCACAGTAGTGTTGCAAATTTATTTGAACACTAGGGTAAGTCCCTATGTTTTGGGGATTGTTGACCGATATCGGATGTGTGCTAGAATTCTCACATGTTCAACGCGCAGATAAAGCGCAAAGGAGTTAAACATGACACCCAAAGCAAAATACTACGCACTTACTGCACAGATTGAAGCAGCCCATGGCTTTGGCTTCACAGACTCTTGTGTTGATGCTGAGAACTGTGGCCACAAAGACGACAACTCAGAAGAGTTTTGGTTGGCAATGCTCAATGCTCTTAATGATTCTGCCGGCATGCGTTTGAGCGAAGCTGGCATTGACCCTGCCACTGTTGGCATTCGTTATTGATAAGCAGTAGGAGCTAAACATGACCAAGTTTGTCGCATACTTCCGAGTCTCTACAGATCGCCAGGGCCAGTCAGGTCTTGGCCTGGATGCACAGCGCCAGGCTGTTGCGCAGCACGTCGGAGACCAGGAGCTGGTTGCTGAGTTCACAGAGGTCGAGTCTGGCCGCAAGACAGATCGTGTGCAGCTGGCTCAGGCCATGAGCCTTGCAAAGCGTACAAAGTCTGTCCTGGTGATCGCCAAACTTGATCGCCTGGCACGTAATGTCCACTTCATTTCCGGCCTGCTTGAGTCAGGCGTTCCATTCGTTTGCGCTGACATGCCAGAAGCTGATCGCACCTTCTTGCAAATGTCTGCTGTGTTTGCTGAGTGGGAAGCACGCAAGATCAGCGAGCGCACCAAGGCTGCCCTGGCACAAGCCAAGGCCCGTGGCACACGCTTGGGCTGCCCTACCCCTGCAGCTGGCAGCGCAGCTGGTGTGGCCAGCATCAAGACCAAGGCAGACGCATACGCTGCACGCATGTTGCCCATGGTGCGCGACATCCAGGCACGCATGGCCACTGCCACACTTCGAGACATTGCTGCCGAGCTCACAGCTCGCGGCATTGAGACCGCCAGGGGCGGCACTACCTGGCACGCAAGCCAGGTTTCCAACTTGCTCGCAAGAGCTTAACCAAGGAGAAAATCATGACGAAAGAAAAACTGATCGATGCAGCCTATGTGGTTGGCACGTTCCTGGTCTTCGGTGGCTGGGGTGTATTGCTGGCATGGAGGGGCTGATCATGAACACCAGATTTTTAAAGCACGTTCGCAGCATCTTTGCCACCTACGACGCACCGCCTGCAACAATCCGCTCGTATCAACGCCAGTGGGTCAAGTCGATCCGCAGGCTTGGCGATAACTGGCTGGTGGCCAAACAGATCCAGAGGATCCAATCATGAAGAGCGCCGGCCGCGACATCAAGCAGCGCCAGCTTGACATCTTTGAGCAGCGCGATCACCAGTTCTTGGAGCGCTGCCGTGCTCTGGCTGTAATGCTTTGCAAACAGAATGGCCAGGTGTCGATCAATGACATCAGGCAATTTATTGAAGTGCCGTCAGGCGTTCACCCTTCGGTGCTCGGGGCCGTATTCCGAACCAAACAATTCACGACGGTCGGCTACACAGAAGCCGTCCATCCTCAAGCGCATGCACGGGTTGTGCGTGTGTATTCACTGGCAGCCAATAAGGAGTAAACCATGGCCGGAAAATTAACAGACGACAAAGCAATGAGCGCCAGCCGCTTGCCAGGACTGATGGGGTTCAGCAAGTACAGCACGCCCAATGATGAGCTGCAGTTCAGCATCAATGCCATCGATGGCAAAGAGCGACCAGACATTGGCAACGAAGCCATGGGCTGGGGCAATACCTTGGAGCCGGTGATCCTGGAGCAGGCAGCCAAGCGCCTGGGCATCGAGAAGTTTGACACCCAGATCGACAAAGCATTCACGCATGAGGTCGTGCCGCTCAGCTGCAGCCTGGATGGCGTTGGCTTTGGCGTTGGCCAGGAGATCCACAACGATCCCGACAAGGGCATCTATGTGGTTGGCCAGGACAGCATCATCCTGGACGGCCCTGGCGTGCTCGAAGCAAAGCTGACCAAGACCATGCCAGAAGACGTGCCTCATTTGGCGCGTGGCCCGATCCAATTGCAGGGTCAAATGCTGGTCACTGGCCACAAGTGGGGCGCTGTGTGCGTGTTGTACCAGGGCATCGAGCTGCGCGTGTTCGTATTTGCTCCACACAAAGAGACTCAGGCTGCCATCGCCCGTGCTGTGCATGACTTCCAGGATAAGCTGGACAAGTACACAAAGACAGCTGAGATCGACTGGTATGCACCGGCCAGCAGCAAAGAGCTCGACCGCATCTACCCGCAAGCTGCCAGCAAGGAAGAGATCGAGCTCGATCGGTCTGTGCAAGACCTGGCACAGGCAATCGTAAATAACAAAGCTGCCATCAGGGCTGCAGAAGCTGGCATCGAGGAAGCTGAGAAGCAGATCAAAAAGAAGCTAGGCCAGGCTGAGCGTGGCCGCGCTGGACATTACGTCATCAGTTGGCCAATGCGTAACTACAAAGCTGCAGCCGAGCGCTTGGTTCCGGCCAAGCCTGCATACAGCATTCGGCAATCATCACTGACGATCAAGGAGGTCTCTTGAATTTACCGAAATATCCAGCCATTTTGCATGCGTATGAGCAGGCCGTCGTCGCCATGCTAAACGCAACAAACGCAACAGAAGATGAAGCCGAAGCGTTCGTCGACGCCATGGCTAATCTGATTTTTACCACCATGCAAACTTACGTCGAAGAGGAAAATGATGCAGCTCCAAACCACTAACCAAAGAGGCTTTGCCCCCACAACCATGGGCGAAGCAATGCAGTTCAGCGAAATGCTGGCCAGCTCAAGCATGGTTCCCAAAGCCTACCAGGGCAAGCCCAATGATGTCCTGGTCTGTGTGCAGTGGGGCTATGAAATGGGCCTAGCACCCATGCAGGCGCTTCAAAACATTGCAGTGATCAATGGCAAGCCCAGCGTGTACGGCGATGCCATGATGGCCCTGGTGCAGTCCAGCCCAGTGTGCGAGGACATCGAGGAATACTTCGAGGGCGAAGGCACAACCAACCCAGTGGCTGTGTGTGTGGCCAAGCGAAAGGGACGCAAGCCAGTGGTCACAAAGTTCTCTGTCGAAGATGCCAAGCGCGCTGGGCTGTGGGGCAAGGGTGGCCCGTGGACTGCATACCCCAAGCGCATGCTGCAAATGCGAGCTCGCGGCTTTGCCCTGCGCGACGCATTCCCTGACGTGCTCAAGGGCATGATCACCGCCGAGGAAGCCCAGGACTATCCAGACGAAGCAAAGCCGCTGCCGGTGGCCAAGCCTGCAAACCCGCTTGATCTGGTGGCCAAGCCAGTCGAGCTGCCAATGGCCGAGCCAATCGTCATCGAGCCAGAGATTGTCAACGCTGTGGATGAAGTGCTGCAGACGGTCAACGATCAGATCACCGACGCCGTGACCCAGGTAGAAGCGCCAGCTGCCATCGAGGAAGACGACACTGACGTTGACTTCGGCATCAGTACGGTCGGCTATGCGCTAATGGTTCCAGGCAAAGACTTGCCACACAGCGTGCACAACACGCTTGACGAATGGGCTGACGCATACGAAGAGCTGGCCGAGAAGACCGCCAAGGCAGGCAAGCGACCAGCACGCGAGCGCATGACGATCTTGAAGGAGCTCAAGGAGTGCAACCTGGAAACCATTGGCCGCATTGACACAATGAAACGTGTCAGGCACACGGCCAACTACCAGCGCCGGATCAATGCGCTGGGCGCTGCTCAGTGATCAGGACTTCAGAACCCTGATTGCCTTTTCAATGTGGTGGATTCGGTCATCCAGGCCGATGAAGCCACCATTGATTTTCTTTGTCAGGGTTTTGTAGTCGCCAGAGTCAGCGTATTGATTGAGCTTATGTGTCTGCCAAAACCAGCCAGCCGTCATGGATGCATACTTAGGCGTGCGCACCAGCTCAGGCTGCATGACAAAGTCTTCACCGAGCGCTTGGCCAGCGTGGTAGAAGTTGCTGTGACCGGTCAGCTGCAAAAATCCGGATCCCCGGAACCGCCAGCCATCCCCTGACGCTTCGTCCCTGTTGCCCATGCGGTTCGAGTAGATCCTGTTGGCAATACGCTGTGGCTGCTTCTCATACTCGGCAGCCGACTCAGGCGTGAAACCCCAAGCGCGCTTTGGATTTAATGGAAACAACTTCAGCAGCGTGGCAGCGCGGTAGTTCAAGTTCTCTTCCATGATCTTAAAGTTGCCACACTCATGGCCGCACTGGCCGATCCAGCATGCCTGTTGCACAACAGTGACCAGGCCAAAGCGCTCGAAGGTTTCGTTGAATACATCAGCCAGGTTGGGGTTGATATTCAGGCGATTGAGTTGATCACTGTTGACCATTGAGTAGGCTCCTCACTTCGTTGTAGGCTGCGACGCAGGCGTTGAGCTTGGTGATTGCTTTGTCGCCGTCGGCTGCGATGTCGATAAGAGCTTCAATAGTCTGTCGCTCAAGTTCGCTTGCATCGGTGTTGTTATTTCCTGGGGCAGGGGTGGGATCTGCGGAGGCTTGTGGACAACTTGGGGCTGGGAGGCGCAGCCGACCAGTCCGAGCAAGCTCATGCATAGCAGACTGCTTTTTCTTGACTTCATCTTGGGCCTTTCTGAGTTTGGTTTCCTGGTCTTGCAGCTTGTCTCCAAGCTCTTGCTCTTTTTTGCGAGACTCTTCATTCTTTTTGGCGATGGCCAGCTTCATGTCATTGTCGCGCTCGATCCAGCCGTAATGGTGGCCGACTCGGTATGTGCCAAACAGCGACACCAGGACACCGACGATCAGCCATGGCAGTGGTATTGGTAGCATCAGTCAGCCTCCTTGCGCGCAGCTGCGATCTCTTCGCGGTCTTCGTCCGGCTCCATGTGCTCTGGTGGTGTGGTTGGCGGTGGGCCTGGCGTCCAGGACTCATCGAGCTCTGGGTTTTTCCAGACCGGCATCGCACCAAACGGCTGGCTTGGCAGGCCATAAGCAGACTGCGGTGGTGCATAGCTTGAGCTGTGCTGCTGGCCATACTGCATGGGCTGACACATAGGCTGCATTGGTGGCTGCGGTGGCTGCATGCCAAAAGCCTTGGAGGCCGAGCCAACAGCGCGCTTGGTCATCACGCCACCGATGCCGCCAACAATCAGCAAAACAATGTCGTTCAGCATCTTGGTGTATGCCTGGTCAATGGGCGCCATTGACTTGATCGGCTGCGTGACAAAGGTCACAGAGTAGAGCAGGGCAATGACAATGAAGCAAAGGATCAGCGTGACGACGACGACAACGAAGCCCCAGATCCTGACTTCAAACTCGTCAGGGGTTAGCTTTGGTTTCTGCTGCTGGTTGGACATCGTTTACCTTCTTTTCAAGTATTGGTGCGACCAGGTATTCTGGGCACTGCTGTGTGAATAAACACTTCGGCTTCTGACACTCTTCGGCATGGAAGTGATCAGGGTTTTGGCACTTGTATCGGTAGCGATCCTCGCAGCCAGCCAGCAATAAAAGCAAAAGCAAATATTTCATAGTCCAATTTTCCCCAGCAGTAGCGCCACTATCTTGTCGGACAAGGAGTCAGGCAGGAAGCGAAGGAAGCCAAGGAACCACCAGGCAGCGCAGCCGTAGCAGAACACCTTGCAAAACAAATTGAATTGTTTTTGATATTCATTCATCGACCGCAGCGTTTAGTCGTTGCACAGAATTCCATCAACTCATTGACGCCGATACCAACGAGAAGTAGAACGAACGCTATCCCGCCAATTAACATAGCCATTTCCAACTGCTCTTGTTCCTGTTGCTTGAGTTTTTTTTCCTCAGCTTTTAATGCTGCCATCTCTTTGGCATCATCCCTGTCCATCTCAGCCTGGCGCGCTTTAATCTTCTGCCACACGTCAATTTTTCCAGTTTGCATGAAAAGCATTTTTAACTCCTCTTCAAATGCTCTGGCTTGCTCAAGTGCCATCTCAATCTGAAGGGCGGCCCCCATGTTGGAGCCCTTCTTCTCGCGCTTGGCCTGCAGCATGGCCTTGGTTGCTTGACTCTTTGCGTCAAACATTTTGCCGATCATTGGAGCCAGGCCGCCTATGTCATTGGCAACCTTGCTGGCCTTCTTGACCATGCTGATGGCTTTTTGCAATCCATCAAGAGCGCTGATTGGATCGATCATTTTCTATCTACCTTTTTCCATTCAATACAGTAGACCTTCCGGTTGTACACATCGCCAACCCAGACCCACTTGATACACCTGTATTCAATAGATACAGCCAGCAAAATTATTGAAAGCACCATACCAAAAGATATGTGCATGAAATCACAAAGCAAACGACACAGGCTGCAGCAATGAATGCTTCAGCCCAGTCGATCATAGTCCGAAGATCTTTTTCACAAACTCGGCAGCTACACCAGGGCCAAGCAGCACAGTAAGGATCGCGGCATAAAGCAAGTATTCAATCTTGGTCATGCGTCTGTCGCCATCCTTCAGAGAGTTGGCGATTGCGTTGTATCGCTCAGCACAAATTGCTTCATGCACAGCAAGCCTTTTGTCAACGTCTGCGTCCATCATTCACCTCAAGGAGCAACAGGCCAATCAATAGTCCAAGGGAAGCCAGACTGGCCAGTCACATCACGCAAAGCCTGGCGATAAGTGGCCCAGGCTGGATCTAATGTTGTTGAAGTCTCAGCAGCCTTGATGACGCGCCAGTCGCACTCGGCCAACTTGCTGTCGCGTGTGGCACGCACAGACTTGGCTTGCTCGGCATCTTTGGTGGCTTTGTATGAAGCCTCATTCTCGGCAGCAGTCCTGGCTGGCTCTGTCTCAGTGGCAGCTGTATCTGCGAACACTGGGCCTAAGATGTACTTTGTGTACCACTTACCATTTACTTGCTCAACACCAGAGGCTTGAGAGTATTGGTAAACAGTACCGCCTGTTGCTTGTGGGCCTTCAAAGACTACGTCAGCACCAAGCTCATTGATGAGAGCCTCTGACAGTTGTTGTGGCATTGAAGTGTTTGGGAATATTGCACGAAATTCACCTTCGTACATTACTGCTCCTGTTTCTCTGATTCTGATTTGCATGATTATTTTCCCAATGTAATGTTCAAGCAATTGCTAAAAAGATGAATGTTCCACCACTTGCATTGATGGCTGCTGGCGCTGTTGAGCTAATCTCAAACCCTGCGCTGTATGTGTCAATGTAGTCAGTAGATGTTACTTCAGCGGCTGTGCTGTTCAAGAGCAAGTAAGGGTCATTGCCACTCACAATACCTCGTGCTGAGTCCCATACATATGGGTCACCACCATCGTTTACACCTGTTCGTCTAATTAAAACAAATCTTGCACCAGTAGTAAATCCACAGTTAATTTGAAGTGTTGTTCCTGTACCAGTATATGAGCCTACTTTTGAAACGCCAGCGCAAGTAGCAAATAAATAGGCAACGTAAGTCTGACCAGAGCCATTTACAGCACCTGAACCATCAACACTAAAAACAGTCGTAGTTGGAGAAGTTGAGTTCCAAAACGAAACTTCACTTGCTGCTCCATTACCATTTAAATTGACAGAAAATTCGTTCCCCATTGCTGAATGATAAACAGGCCAGTTTGCAACATTTGACCTACTCTTTACAATCATCATCTCTGGCGCTACGCCTAAGTTATGCGTCACAGTCCTTGCACTTCCAGTCCCTGTATAGCAAACCTCATCAAAGAAGCTAGGGGCACGTTTGAAGTTCCAATAAATTGCATCGACATCATTGAAGTTTGCAGGAGTGAAATAGCCTGTGCTTCCCCAATTCCTTGTTCTGTTTGTCGCACTAGCCTCAGCCGCAGTTGAAACTGAAGTTAAAAATGGCGATGCGTCTGTGACATTGGTTGTGTTTACCCGACGAAGCCTGTCATAGAAGAAAGTATCTTGACCACTTGCTTTGTTTCTTGCAATCTGTAAATCCACAGGAAAGTTTGTGGTGTTCTGTGTACCTGTTGAGTTGTTAACATTGATAGGACTAAATACACTTGTTCCAGTCGTAGGCACTTTCATCGGGCCTCTACGAATGGCTATGTAGATGTAGGGGTCACCGCCTTGTATAACATTATCTTTAATAATAAAACCTGTTGATGTGAAGTCAATAAGATTTGCTCCAGCATCTGCTTCAGCAGTTGCAAGGTTTGCAGAAATAATTTTGTCACCTGTGGTTGTTCCTGTTGAAACACCACGCATATTGTCAGCAATACGCCAGTTACCAGAACCTCCTGCTTGAGCTTGCTTAAACATTACCCATTGAGGCTCATAGCCAAGATTGACAACAGCATCTACACCACCGCCAACAGCCATTGACCCACACGAAATCACATTGTCTGTACCAGTCAGACCAAAGCCTCCTGCGTTGTGGGCAAATAGGTAGGCGACATAGGTGTTGTTATCAATCAACAATGATGCGTTAACTGTTACTGATGTGCTTGTTACAGAAAATGAACCAGTAAGAGGGTCTTGTGCGGCTGTAGTGTTAAGCCTTAAAAATGCGTTATTACCAACAGAACGATGGTAAACAACCCATCCATCTGCTGATTGAGTGTTCTTCAAAATAATGCAACCAGCCGCAACACCAAGGTTGTGATTAAATGTTGTATCTCCTGCTGATGAAGAAGTAAAAGTCACAACATCAAAGAACTTTGGTTGCTTGCGGAATGTCCATGAAACATAGTTTTGAAACGCATGGTTAGCAATTCGGTGCGAAGTATTTCCACCAGCATTTTGAACAGTAAATCCAGTTGTATTAAATGCTGAAATATAGTCAGCATCAGTCCACCCCAAATTTTCTGCGAGGGTTGAATTACTTTGAATTGCTTTATTTACAGACCCACTTGTTCCAACACCTCTGGCTGTGTCCCATATTCCATGTTCTCCAATAGGCGAAGTTGAATTATCAGTTTGTTGTCTTGCTTTAATCCAAACCATTCCACCTTTAGTGGATAAATCAACACCATTGGTAATAGTTTGTGTGCCACTATCTCCTGTGTAGAGGTATGTGCTGAACACATCCTCGATGTAGTTGGCATCGTTACTTACCTGAGAGTTTTGTGAACTAAACATTAGTTATTCCTTACAGGTAGTTTTGACCAGCATTGCTTCCCCACCAATAAGTGCCATCACCTACAAAGACAAACTTATCACCTTTAGAGGCTGTAGATGTAATTGTAGGAGCTGTGCTTGCAGGCCACTTAACTGAACTAGGCCATGTAACTGTGCGTGAACCTGTACCATCTTGCTTCAAAAGCATTGTGAAACCCTTACCTGCTGTAGCAGTAGGGAACGTAAAGGTGCAGTTACCAGTCAATGTCAGAATCTGCAATGAACCATTAGCCAAGTCAACTGTATAAGCTGTAGAAGTGTTAGCAGTTACAGTTTCTTCTGTGTAGCCGTTAGTGAATGTACCAGCTTCAACAGTTTTGTTTGTCAGGGTCTGAGTGTCTGTCGTACCAACAACAGTACCTGATGGGGCAGTTTTTGTAGCCCATGTATCAAGGTCAGCGTCCCATGCTTGTACGTTAGTGCCGATTGCCAAACCTAAGTTAGTCCTGGCTGTTGAAGCGCTGGCCACGTCAGACAGATTATTGGCTGATGCCAGGTAACCAGAGCCAGACACATAAGCAGCCACCCAGGCGCTGCCGGTATACAGCTTCATTGCACCGTCAGTGCTGTTGAAATACAAAGCGCCAGCAACCAAAGCATTGCCGTCATTGTCAACGCTAGGATCGCTTGTCTTTGCTCCCAGGTAGCGGTCATCAAAACTGTCATACGCAGCCAGTGTTGCATCGCGTGCAGCTTCTGCAGCAGTCTGTGCTGATGCTGCGCTTGTTGCACTACCAGATGCAGCGGTAGCTGAGTTGGATGCATTGGTCGCCTGTGTGGCTGCCGTCGATGCACTTCCAGAAGCAGCTGTGGCCGAGTTAGATGCATTAGTTGCAGACGTAGCAGCATTGGTTGCAGACGTACTTGCAGCCGAAGCTGAACTGCTGGCATTGCTTGCCGATGTGCTGGCAGCGCTGGCGCTGTTGCTTGCGTTTGTTGCGCTTGTCGCAGCTGCTGTTGCGCTGTTGCCTGCATTGGTTGCAGCTGTGCTGGCCGTGCTGGCTGAGCTCGATGCTGAGCTGGCTGAGTTGGCAGCACTGGTGGCCGATGTCGACGCGTTGCTGGCTGATGTACTTGCAGCGCTTGCTGAGCTGGAGGCCGCTGATGCTGAGCTGGACGCAGAAGATGCGCTAGACGCTGCAGCCGTTGCAGAATCAGCTGCATCACTTGCAGACTCAGCTGCTGCAGCCGCATCCACCAATAAAGTCCATTTTGCCGAGTCAGTGTTTGTGTTGATTGGCTGCGAGCCAGTTGATGTGTGCTGAGTAATACACTGCCAAATGTTGCTATTGGTTGTGTCTTTGACAATGTCGCGGACATAGTACAGTGTGCCGCTTGCCCAGTTGCCGCGGTTTGTGCCAAGCGTGTCAGCAATGGCAGGGTTGCCGTCAGCATCAAAGCCAAGCGCTTTGTTGGCACGCAGGCTGGCGCGTGGAAGCGTCATGTTGATTGTGGTTGGATCAGTCTGTGGCGCGCTCAATGCACGCTGCAAACCCTCGGCATTTTGCTGCGCGAAGATTGTCTGCTGATCCATTTCATCGTTGACCGTGTTGGCAAAGAAGTCGCCACCAGTCACAAAGTCTGTCGTGCGCTGAATGGTGCGATTGCCAACAATGGCGATCTGCGTTGCACCAGTTGGCGATGCCACCAGGGTGATCGAGCCAGTGCCGTTTGAGGCAATGGTCACCGAGTAGTCGGTGGTCAGCGTCAGCAGCGTGTCGTCACGGTAGACGGCAATGTCGGTGTTTGCCAGAATCTCAAAGGTGAACGCATAGGGGCCAGTGCCACTGGCCGCATACACGACGCGACGGGTTACGTTGGAAATTGGGACGCCCATGATTCGATCCTTCCTGGTGGAAATTGTACGGTTTTCTTACGGTTTGTAATAGAGGCCATTGGCCTTGCGAAGCTCTTGCAGCTCAGCGATCCGAGCCTGCAGCGCAGGGTCTTCTTGCTTGAGCTGGCTTTGTGCTGCCTGCATATATTTACTATGCACAGACTGCACGGTCTTTTGCTGGTCATCCAGTGACAACAAGGTAAACCCTGGTGACAGCATGACATCCATGATGCCCTGCTTCGATGGCAGCTCCTTGCCGTAGATTGTCAGCAAGCGGTTGTACTGCTCAGCTGTCATTTCAACGCCATCGACCTTTTTGTCTGGCATACCGACTGGTGAACCAATGCGCACCAGGGCGTCGTCAACCAGGCTGAATTGTGCAGGGCTGACACGGGTTGGCAGCACGAGCTCCATGGGATTGCCACGCGAAGTCAGGACTGGGTCACCCCAAAGATTGAGCGCCTCTGGCAGATCTGAATTGAAGTAAGGCAGGCGTGACTTGTACTTGTTGAATGCCTCGACAAAGCCGCGCACACCCATGGGCAGCTCGGGGTCTGCGCGTGTGTCTTTCCTGGTTGGGTCTGACAAGCGAGCAATGCCAGCCACCAATGAGCTGTAAGCGCCAGCTGGTGAGCCGCCGATGGCAAATCCACCAAACTGCTTGACCAGGCCGTCGACAATCTTCTTGCCGTCAACAGCGCCCTGCTGGTTTGTGCCAATCAGCTTGGCCACATCAGCCACACCCTGCAAATAGGGCTGCTCTTTGAGGTACTCATACAGGCCATAGGTAGCGCCCAGGAAAACCTCCTCCACCTTGCTGGCGTCTGGCTCATGCTTGGCATATTCAGCATAGTCGGCAGCAATGGCCATCAATGCTGAGACCGGCTCCATGCCGTTGTAGCTGTAGTATGCGTCGCCGACCTTGATTGAGTAAGGCATCCAGCCGTCGCGCATTAAAGCCTCACGGTCTGCTTTGCGCTCTGGGCCACGGCCGGTGATGTTGCCCTCGGCTGACAGTGCAGCAAACGTGGCCAGCAAGGCTGAACCCAGGGTGACCTTGGCCAAAGCCATGTCGCGGTAGATGCCGCCCTTGGCAACCTCTTCACGCCACATCGAGGACAGCGGTGCAAACGGTGTGCGCTCGACCAGCTGAATGCCGATGTTGGCAGGCGTCTTGAAAAATGGCACGACAACCTTGAGCGCCGGGTGATTGAACACCTCTTGCAAGTTTTTCAATGCTGGTGGCAGCTCAGAAGTAAACGTGCCTTTTTGGGCATAGGCCATGGCTGCTTCATCCAGGTCGCGGGGTGGCGACTGGAATAGGCTCTCGATTTCAAGCGAAGCCTTGGCCATTGCGTCAGTCTCTGACAAGCCAGCGTCGACACCTTCACGGTAGACGGTCTTGCCACGGCGAGTGATCAGAGTATTCAGCTCCATGCGGTAGAGCACACCCTTGAAAAACTCATCCTCGGTCATTAATGCGCGGCCAGGAATAGTGACGGCCGTGCCGTAGAAGTCTAAAGCCTTGGCCATCCATGTGTCTTGCTCAAGACCAAACGCGCCTGAGCTGATCGATGGAGTCATGTTGCCACGCTGCATTTCGAGCTTGGTCATCAAGTCGCTGGGAGCGTTGTTCTTCCAGGCAGTGCTGGCCAGCTGCATGCCTTCGACAATGCCATTGCGCAGCGACTGCACCATGGTCAAAGCCTCATCCATGCCGACCTTCTCAGCCTCAGATCCTGGCACAAGCGACTTCCAGCTGCGCACGCCGGTTGGCAGCACGTTGCCGTACATGGCCGCGACCATACGCTCTGGGATCTGATACAGGCCAAACAGGCTGTTTGACACCACGTTCTTTGCGTGTGACACAGGCGAAGACAGCAGGCCGTTGATGTAGGTTGTAAACCAAACATCTTTTACGCCAGACATCATCGACTTCTCGATCATTGCATTCTGAGCAGCGCGTGACTCCAGGGACAAATAGCTGCGCGCCATGTCCTGCAAAGCAGCATCGCCGCCAAACTCTTCAAGCACCTGGCGAATGACATCAGCGCTGCCGTCGCGTGGAATGCGGAACACTGCCAGGGCTCGGGCTGTCTCAGTCTGAATACCCTTCACGCCCTTTTGGATCAAGCCATGGAAAGCCACTTGCTGGCGAAGCATGAGCTTGTCAGCGTCGGTGGCCATGCCAGAGTTGACCAGCTTGAACAACTTGTCGAGCTCGTTGGCACTGGTCTCCAAAACCTCCAGGGCTTTGTAAGTCTCGACAGCGTTGGCCATCATCCGGCCATCGCTACCGATCAGGCGCGTCAGAAATGACTCACCAATGCCAGACTCAGCGGCCTTGGCTTTAATCTCATCAAACGTCACAGCCTTTGTCTTGATGTTCAAGGCGTCGGCCACACCGGCCACAATGCCAGCGGCGTCGTGGTTTTGGTATTGAGACAGATTGAACGGCTCGACTTTGACACCGGCAGCCAGCTCTTCTGTGGTCGGGCTTGGTTTGCCAACCAAAGCGCCCTGAGCCTGGCGACGGCTCACAGCCTGGCCGACAGTTTCTGTCATTGCCGGGCTGGCTTCGGGGATGACTTTAAAGCGGCCAGCTTTTGCCGCATCAGACAGCTCTGTGTCCAGGATCTTGCCAGGCACAAGCTGACGCTCAGCCTTGGCGGCCTGGCGTGTGATCAGTTGGCGAATGGCTGCATCAGCTGGGCCAGCGACCTGGATGCCTTCAGACATGCTAGGCGTGCCAGGCTGGTCTGTGACAGTTTCAGCGACTGGGGCTGCCGCTGCTTCAGCAGGCATTGGCTCAAGTTTGGTTGGATCTGCTGGCGCTGCAGCTGGTGCAGCTGCTGGCAAGATGCTGTTGAGGCGTTGATCAAGGGGTTGAACGGCCATTATTTCTTCTCCTTGTCCTGCATTGTCGCAGATCCTAATGGAACTGCTGGCATCGTCGCAAACATTTCCTTGCCAAACTTATCGAACAGACCTTTGCGCTCCTCTGGGGTTGAATATTCGTGGATGTCGGTAATGCCAGCCTTGCTGAGAACTTCACGCGCAGCCTGTGGCGTGTCTTTGGGAATGATCGCTCCCTTGAACTCTTCAAGTGACACAGCACGCTGCGGCTTCAGCTCAAAGTATTCGGTCGGCAGAGTCTTCAGCTTCTGAATGAACAGGCCAATGTCTGCCTTGAGCTCGGGTGGTACGTCATACTCACGGTCAAGAGAATTGACGTTTCTTGTCTGCACAACCTCAAGCATCGCATCGCCAGCGTCATACTTCGGATTGACCTTGAACAGTCGGTCAAGCAGCGACTCATAGGCTTGGCGCGTCTGGTCTTTGACTGACTCCATTGATTTGCTGTCAATGATCTGGTCGCGTGAAGCCTTAATCTGGCTGAACGTTTTGAACTTGGGCGTGGCTGATGCGCGAAGGCTTGAAACGCCATAGTTCCAGCCCTCTTCGTTCGCGCCGCCCTTCATCTCTTTAACCAGGTTGGTCAAGTTGACTTCTGCATAACGGCGATTGCCGCTGTAAGTGTAACCCTTGAAGATTCGCTCCTTGACGTTCACGCCCTTGGAAGCAAGCGAGTCGTCAAACTTGGCCAGCCAGTCGGTGAACTCCGAGTTGTTGTCATTCACGCGCTTCTGCACCTCGCTTTCAAACTTCCATGACTCATCAAAGTCAGCTCGGTTTGGCAGAGTGCCGCGCTCATTCAGGAACTTGGCCCTCAAGATGTCTGAGTACTTACGGTCATTCCAGTCGTTCAACAGGCGATCAACTTTGTAGTCGCCGCCAGGAATCTTCTCAGCCACATCACTGAGAAGGCTCTTGAGCGTTTTCTCGCTCTTGCTGTCAATTTGGTAGTCGATTGTCGGGAAGCGCTTTGTGTATGCGTCAGACGCGAAGACAGGATTCTTGGCAGACGGGGTAGCCATCTCCTTGGATGCAATCAGCGTGATCTCACCAAAGCCCTCAAGTGGTGTGCCGACCTTTGAGATAGCAAGCGATGGCACGGGTAGACCACCCAGTTTGTCAGCCTTTAGCAAGTTGCTGGCAGTCAGATTGTGTTGAACAATAAGCTCATCACCTGGCTTAACTCCAGGCACTCGCTCAACAGCAAGCTGTGGCGCTTGCTCAACAATGCCAAGACCACGCACAGGCATGCCGGTTTTTTCCAGCGCGTTGATTGTCATTTCGGCTGCTTTGGGTGCCAGCGCTTTGCCAGCTGCCATGACAGACTTTGCAACCGGTACGGCATTGAACGCCACATCCATGGCGGCCAATGATGCGTCTTCAGTCATTTGTCTGGCAAAACCAGTGCCACGGGTCAGCGACTGGCCTGTGCCAGCCTGCTGTAAAGCCATCGGCGTGCCTTGCCATTGCGCCTCTCCAAGCACGCTGCGCGTTCCTTCTTTGGCTGTGCCCACAAACGGCACAAAATCAGCCAGGCTGATTTTTCCAAGGACGGGCACATCTACCTGGCCAAGGCTATCAAGAAAGCGACCTGCCTGCTCTAAGCCAATGCCAGCGTTTTGCATGGCTTTTTCAAACGTAGACTGCTCAATGGCTTTGATCGTGTCTGGATAACGGCCACTGTATGCTTGCTGGGGTAAACCCCTAGAACCAACTTCGGCAACCAGGATGTCGCCAGGTCGTTGACCAGGAGCCATGGCTTGCTGTGGTTCCGCAGCTGGTGCAGGCGCAGTCTCGACCGGCTCTGTAGGAAACTGGATCGCTGTCAATGCTGACAAGTATTTATTTTCGACCGGGCTGTAAGCCATTATGGATTCCCTTCTGCCTGGTCGAGCAGGCGTTTGACTTGTGTGATCTCAGCAGGCTTGAGCTTCTTGCTGTTTTCCAATGCTGGCAATGTGTCACGGGTAATCGGGCCACCGGCCTTTTTCTCCCAGACTGTGGTCAGCGCATTGCGTGCAGCCTTGGCCTGCTCAGTGTTGCGATTCTCTTCGAGCTTGACCTCAAGCTGCTGCAGCACCATGCGTGGCGTCAGGACTTTACCTTCAGCAGCAGCTGTTGCCTGCACTTGCTGGGCGTCAGAACGTAGACGCTGCAAGCGTGCAAACTCAGTGCCCTTGGGATCTAGCACAGTCACAGATCCTGGCATGGTAGGAATGCCTGCCAGCTTAGCCAGGCCACGATCAAGATCAGCCTGGTCGCGGCGATCTTCTGAATTAAGCAGCTTCAATGCGCCAACAGCTTGCTTGCCATTGATGCCCTTGCCAACCATGCCCCAGATCTGGTCAGGTCTGTTGATCGTGCCGTTGTAGATGCCATTGAGCAAATTAAACTCGACAGCTGGGTTGCCTTCTTTATTGGGCTCAAGCAAGTCCTTGAGCGTGCCAATAGGCACAGCACCCGCAGGCAAAGCAATCAGTTCGTTGACCAGCTGGCGGCGCTTGGCGTTACCCTCTGGCAGCGGGAAGATCTGCTCCAGCAAGTCAACAGCCTTTTGCTCGTTGACACGTTTATCGGCTGCAATCTTCTGATTGATCGCTGTGTTGCGCGCATTCACGGCCACCATGTAATTTGCCGACACCTTTTCAACCGAGCCGTAGTCAGTCATCAGCATGCCTTTGACCAGGTCGCTCATGCGGCCAACATTGCCAGCCTGGATATTTTTGAGCGTGGCTTCTGGGTCGGCCATTGACTTTTCATCAGTCAACAAATACTTTGTCACAGCATTGATCTTGGCTCCCTTGAGCGCCGCTTCAAACTTGTCGCTGTATTGCTTTTGCACCTGGACATCGCCAAGCAGCAGGGCGCTGGTGGTGATCGTCTGGCGGTACACGTCAGCCAGCTCCTCGATGCTGCGCTTTTGCTGGGTAGTTGGGTCAACCCAAAAACCTTGCGACACGGCAGCCTCAAGCAAGCGTGTGCTGTTGTCAAAGTCAGCGTCAAACTTAGCCAGGCGCTGAGCTTTCTCGCGCTTCATTTCAAACTCAGCTGCCTTGGCCAACACGGTGTTGCCCATGGTGGCGCTGGTAGCCCTAAACTTGAGCGATGCCTCTGGATCGACTTGTGCCAGGCTGCGGCTAAAGCCGTCCATCATCGATGTCAGCTTGTTTTGCACTTGCTCTGTGGTTGCCTTGCCAGCCTCGACAGCTGTCAGCATGCCGGTCATTTGGCTGCGAGCTTCCATTTCAAATGTGCTTGACAGCTCAAACGAACGCGCCTTGCGCACCGCTTGGTCAAACACATTGAGAGCGCCGCCTTGTGTCAGTGACTGGACATTGCCGGTCTTTGCTGCCTGCAGCTGCTCATCAGTCAATGGGTTGTCGGCAGCGTACTGCAAACCCGCCTCGGTGGCCGCCGTCTTGGCAATGCCAAACAGCTGATTGGTCAGACGATCCAAGGTTTGCGCAACATTGCTTTGATATTGAGCGCCAGCCTTCAAGCCGACATAGTCAACTTGCGGAGCGTTTACTGTTGGCAGCACAGCACCAGGAATGCCTGCTGCCTCGACTCGGCCTGATTGGAGAAGTGGGAGGTCTGCCATGTTTTAAGGTGTGAATGGGTTGCG